AGGGTATAAACTTCTTTGAGTTCTGTCATGGATGCTATACCTGCTCTAATTAATATATAACATCTAAGCTCCAGCTCACCAAACTGTGAGTAATCAAATTTGCCGAACTTTACAATTTCTTCCTCGGAATTTTTATAGCCACCGGTTCGGCTTTCCCAGATAGGGTGGCTAATTTCCCGAAAAAACCATTAAAGTTCATTTTTATCACATGAACACATAACACAAACATATCCTGAACATTTCCACAGAATACCTCATCTGCCAAATCTTTATTTAGCTTTTCCTGATACGTTTTTCCATCATCATCTTCATATTCAATTACAATATGATCTCCAAGCAACAACTTACTCATAAGAGATTCCAGCTTATCACCATTAATTAAAGTTGAACCTGATAATGCCTCTGCCGCTTTATTTACATCTACATCCATTAAATTTCCATTACCAACCAACGGTGCGATAACACCAATTAAAGGGGACAAAACAGATGCTAAGTCCCCTGTAATATTGGCTGCTTTAAATGCCGGAAATGGCTTAATATAAAATATATTATCACCTATATTTACCTTTTGTGCCTCCATTTGCTTTAAAGCCATACATCAATCTCCTTACTTAAATTCACCTTCACCAACAACTATTTCCCATTCTCTATTGCTTTGTGCTTTTCCTCTTGCCCATGTAGCCGGCTTTGTTACCCATGCTACGGCACCAATAAATCTTTCTTCACCTATAATATCATTGATAGAAACAGCAAATGTTCCGTTTCCATTCAGCTGGTCCTTATCATACATATCCTGTAAGAAATCATTTGTAGATGATGACTGCAACAATGCAATTTTTACCTTGTACATTCTGGAAGGGTCTATACTTCTTGCAACCTCTCCATCTGCACCAACAACATATGATGTGCCATCACCATTAGACTCAATGCTAATGAAACTATCATCAGCAAATCCACTTACTATATGTCTACCAAGGGCACATGTTACCTTACGTGGATTATATGTGGTTATTTTAGCCATAGTATTCTCCTTTCAATTAGAATGTTACATATCCCTCTATCTCAACTGCATGTATTGCTCCTGCAACCCTAGCAGACCATGTGCAATTGAGTAGCTTTCTTGATTTCCTAACCTCTTCTGTTATTTCAGATGATCTTGGAACATTAACATGATAAGCAGGAATAGCATTTCCATCAGCATCAAACTCTGTGAGTGAAATACCACCAATATCCTGTGCCTTTTTCAATGTCTCTTCTATTTTGCACAAAACTAAATTGATACCATTATCATTAAATGGAATCTTCTTGTTATCTTTAAACAGCTTAAATACATTGACCTGCATTTCATTCTTCAGCCAATCTATAAACCTGATTACATCAATCCATTCTCCGCCTAATGTAGCACCGCCAATATTAAAATTAGCTCCTGCATATCTCAATATCATCCCTATATTTTTGCCTTCTAAGCTCTTTTTCTGCTCATGAGTTAATATAGACGGATAAACTCTATTTAATACCTTTAGATGCCAGGTTTCAGTTCCGGGATTATATGAAAAACACTTTGCCATCAATGCCAGTGCAACATATACGTTTTCTTTCGGTTGACTATTGGCATCAAAACCGTCTGCAAGACCCGAGTATATAGCAAATGTCCTATAATAATTAGTCTTTGTAATTGGAATAGCATCTATACTGTCATACTCAAAACCAAACAGCTTATGATTTGATTCTGCCCATTCTGCCGCTTTGTCTATGTCAGCTTTCTCCTTAAACCCTGTAATATGGAAGCCATAAAAGCCAACTTGTGCATTAGCCCTGTCTAAAGTTACATTTAAATCCTCTGATGTTGAACCTTCCTTCTTTCTAAGGCATACATATATGCCACTCGGTGATGGATTCTGTCCAAAACAAACAGTAGCAGCAATATAAGCAGGATCTGTTGTCTTGTACCCATAATCTACAAGTTCATCTGCTCTTGATATCTCAATTACCGCCTCTGACATTTGCTTCCTGGATGCAATACTTGATTTATCTACAACAATCAGTATCTTATCAAATGAAACATCACTTGATACAGGATTTGAAATCTCTATATTGCACTTGATAATGTCATCTAATAGATTGTTCTTCATTCTTAATTACCTCCTTCATAATTCTTCTCTTTAATATCTGCTTCCTCTATAATGTCTGTTATAGTATTTGACATTTCAACCGTTCCTCCTCCTGATGCATTTGGTAGCGTTCTTCCTCCAACACCATATGGACCATTTGCATTTTGTATAAATGATACTGTAGCCTCTGCCATAGCCCTATACCTATACTTGCTATCATTTTGTAATGCAGTTAAATCTCTTATAGGTGGCTCTAATGTTATGTCCAATCCATATTCTGCTAACCTATCTACTATCACATCAGACTCTATAAAACTAAAGTAATCAAACAAATCACTTGTAGCTGTATTTATATAATTTCCTGTGACACGTTCAGCTACAGTTATTGCCTTACCCTTTGTATATAGATTTACTTCAAGTGTGGTACTACAGCTGTAAGCTCGCTCATCTCCATTTACTAGTGGAAATAATGTCTTTCTTATTCCCCCTAATTTTAGGGTTATATATGGAGTCTCCGGCTTTGTATTAATCTGTTCTGCCCATATCACTGTAGCACCACAAAAAAATTCGGCTGTAATGTCATATATCATTGACTTAACATCTTCCAAGGTCATACATTATCCCTCCACAATAGGTTCTTCCTCATCCAAGCATTGAACAAATGTAGCTGTATAGTGCCTAAGTGGTGTATTTTCGCTGAGCCTACTTGTTTGGCACTCAAACCATTTACCTTGAAAAAATACTCTGTCAGCTTTTTGCTGTTTGCTTTGATCTTCAGCTAAAATTTCTAAGTCACAGAATACTTTAAGTCTCTGTATCGAATCTCTTCCATCAGGTGTTGTATCTACCTTGTTCTCTAACGTCTGTATGTCCATTAGCAGCGTTAAATCGTTGTAAGGTATAGAATAATACCCCTTATCAAATCTAGGCTTTAAATAGCGTCTCAGCGTGTATTTCTTCTTTAGAAAATTTATCAGTCACCACTCCCCTTCTCTTTGATTACGTAATTAACAGATTGTCGCATCCTACCTGTGTCAATAAGCGGCTTTGATGAACCTTTTTTATTGATAGTTGCTTGAGCATTAGCTTCAAAGTTACCATTAGTAATTTTCTCTTGTATCAAGTCTTTTTGAAAAATACCAATCTCTTTTAACACCTGTTCAGCTGATGCACCGCCAACTATATCTGCTTTCTTACTCTTCAAGAAATTCTTTATCTTATCATCATTTTCATCTACACTCATACGTAAAAAGGGACGAGCCGGTGCGTGCTCTGTCCCTAATTCATTCCACATGGCAACATCACATATGTCTGTCCCATCATCTTCTGTAGCTCCACCTTGTTGAAAACCAACACGGACTTGTAAAGAACCTAATTCTTTAAGCATTCTTTCAAATCTTCTTCCATCAGCTGTAACTGTATCTCTTACATTAGCACTCATATAGCTTCTCCTGCTGATACAATAGGAATAATTGCATTTCTCCTTAGTGTTAAGAACTCCAATCCATATACAGTCAATGCATACTCTGCATCAACCTGTAAATTTGTTTGTTGTCCTGTTGTATAACTGATAGAGGTTTCTCCTTCTGAATAAGACCCTACCCTTAATGAATCTGCAATACTACCTGTTCCTGTGTCTCCATATCCATTCATTTTCAATTTATGTGCTGTCAGATATGCCAGCGCCTTTTGATATGATGCTCCAAACCTTTTTTCACTTATCTGATCCGCATACAACTTTATAAAAGATTTAATACCATATTGTGTAACCTTTCCTTCGTTATTAACTACATCCTCATCAGGGAGATTGCCAAACTCGGTAGCAACCATCCTGAATATTTCCAAGGCATTCATATGAACTCCTTTTTAAGTCTAATTGCTTAAAGCTGCCTTTACTTTCTTGCGAACATCAGCTAAATCTTTAAAGTCTGCCGGATTAATTCCAAGCTCTTTAGCCAGTGCAGCAACATCTTCATCTGATGCATCCTTTAAGCTATCTACCTTAGTCTTTCTTTCTTCGTCTGTAATGAATCCATCTGTATCACTGTTTGAAGTAATAGGCTCTGTAGATGTGAGCTTACCGGTTATGTTTATAAGTCCGATTTCTTTATATATCTCAAGAATTGGACTTCTCTCAAATGCTACAGGAATCTCTTTTGATTCATCAGGCAGTATAGTAACATCACCAACTCCTATAATCTTTTCAGAAATATTCTTAACTTTTATCGCCATTCTCTTTCTCCCTCTAAACCTATACTCCTGCTGCTATAAGTGCTGACAGTGGATAATAAATAATCATACCTGCAACTCTTTCCTCACAAGGTACAATCACCTCAAGATTTCTATTCTGCAATGGATACTGGTAGTACGCCATTGGAATTTCAAGTGACATCTTTTCCTCCGAATTTGTAAACATGAACATTACACCCTTCTTGTATGGGTTAGTTTCCTCTGAATCTGCCTCTAATTCCGGAGCTGCAATTATATCCTTAAGATATGGTGCATTCTCCTTTAAGAATCTAAGTACAGTGTATCCGGTATTAGGAATCTGACGTGTAGATATATCAATAAATACACTATGAGGCAACATGAGAGTATCGGCTCTCTCTACTCCCTTTGTGAGCTTAGACTGATAAGCAAACATTCCGTTGATATCATCCAAAATCTGTGAAGCTGACTTATGCTTAAAATCAGTATACCTTGTTCCACCTACATCAACCTCACTAAGGGTAAATAGAGGAATGTTATTTCCGGTAGACAACACTCCCATAATGTTATGATCCTTGTCACCTGCAAATGCAATAACATTTGTTTTTCTGTCAGTAGCATATCTTGCCGCCTCTGCTCTACGTGTATCAAGTGACTTGCCTGCCATACGGCTTGCTCTCATATCCTGTACAGAATATCCGTATGATGTACCTATAGACTTAACATTTACTGTTGATGGTCTGCCCTTAACATCTGCCCTTGGTAAGTCAGTAGCATAATTACTTATAATAGATGCCATACCTGTTTTTTCATAAGAATAATAGGTAGTTGTTTCTGCACCCTCCGGAACCTCGTGCGTAACAGGAAAGTTATTTAATGCAGAAAACTCCGGATACAACTTGTCATATGACTTTGACTTGATGTAATCCAACTCTCTTGCAAAGAATACAGATGCATCCTCTGCACTATCAAATCTGCACAATCTATCTTCCTTAAGTGTAGGCATTAGATTTGATGCCTTTAAAGCATTGTAGTCTGCCTTATCATACCCACTTGATGGCATATCAGGATTATAATTTCTACTCATTACTTTACCTCCTACAAATTAAAGTAAGATAACGGCAATGCCATTATCTTTATCTGCAACATTTCCAAACTTTGCACCAATATCAACTGTGTTACTTGAATCAGTGGTAAATGCCCCTACATCATCTCCGGTAACTACAACATATGCAGTCTTTCCATACACCGGAGTTACACCTGTAGCAAGTCTTCCCCAGATGTTACCCCTTTTCATTACTCCAAGCGAAGCACCCTTCTTCACAATAACTTTCCCATTAATGTCATGCTCTGTAGTTGGTATAGCCACAGTTACACCTTCAATCTTATCTGCTGTAATACCTGTAGATGGAAGTTTAACACCTGTACCAACATTCGCACCTACTGCTACTGCAAGTCCATACTTCATCTTACTGTCTTCTTCCTCATTAGTCCTTGTAACAACCTCATCAAATACAAGGTCAAATTTACCTCCAGGAACTCCCTTAGGAGTACTGTAATTATAATTAAGTTGAGCTGCCATTATTCATTACCTCCTTCTCTTGCAATCATCTTCTTTCTTGCTAACATAGCCATGCTTTCACCGGAATCCAATCGGTTCTTTTGTACCTGTGCTGTCATTTGCTGTCTCTGATATGCAACATCCTTTTTCTTCTTTACCTCGCCTACTGCCAGGTCATACATTGCATCAATATAAGCATTTGACTTGCCATCTAACCTCATATTTGGTAACACTTTAGCTATAATAGTCTTCTTTGCCTGCTCAATGCTCATATTTTCAAGACCATCCATATTAAGCTTATCACCTACACGGCAAATACTAAGCCTCTGCCTGATAATCTTATCCGCTGAATCTGCATTAAGTGATTTAGAATCATCACCTGAACCGTCATTATTTTCTCCCTCTGTATTGTCTTCAATTGAACTGGGAGTCGCTCCTTTTTCACTAAGAAGCTTTTCAATAGCTGCTAAAAGCATATCTATATCCGCATCCTGCTGGTTTATAACAGTCTTTGCAGCTTCGACATCTTTAGGACCGTCCGAATCATCTCTTCCTGCTTTATGCTCTTTTACCGTATTAACAATATCTTCAGGTGTTGCACCTTTAGAAACCCCTTCTGTAGTATCACCATCCACTTTAGGTTCATCTCCTTCATTAGACTTACCATCTGTTACAGGTTCTTTAGTGGGTTCTCCTTCATTACTATCAACACCTTCAGTTGCCTTAGCCTGAGCTTTTCCTTGAGTTCCTTGGCTTTCTCTGTAGAGTTTTATTGCCTGCTCTAACTCTTCCGGAGACAGCTCACCATCATACCTTTTACTTCTCATTTTTCCTCCTTTTAATTCAGGTTCTTCTTTTCCATCAATATTTAACCTTGCCTGTTCACCTGCCCTGGCAGATGCTACAATGGCAAGATGATTGATAACAATATTAGTCTGGATAGCATCATAATGTTCTCCTTTATATACTCCAGGTTCTTCAATTAAATCAAGATTGTAACCTAGAGATAACTCCTTTAGACCACTATCCTTCATAGCATCTGTATCATGTATGATAATCTCTGCACGAACATCATTGCCATCTTTATAGCCATCACTAAGTATTGTGCCTATCTGTTCCTTATCAACATTGCTCTTGTCCACTACTCCGGCATCATGTGTGATAATAATAGGTTTACCTCTATATGTTTTTAATGAATCTTCATCAAATACATATTTCGGCAGCCTTAACTCTCTCCTAATACTTCCATCAGGATTGACATATTCAAATATTCCACAAGATGTAAGTATAGGATGATCCACTAAGTAGCCTTCATCTGTAAAGTAAGTCGAATCAGCCTTATCAAGCCTAATGCTGTCCAGCCTTCTTACTCTTTTTAGTGCTGGAGAGTCCCTTATACCCATACTTTTTTACACCTCCTTTCTTTTTAACCATCTCTTCCTTGTACACCCTAGATATAGCCATTTCAGCTGTCTTATCGCTATAGCCTTCTTTGTTGCACATCATACAAAAGTTCCTTTCTTTGTGTATTAAAAAAGAACCCTGCATTCGCAAAGTTCCTTTTCTTTATTATCATATTCTCATATTCTCAATATAGTTGCCACTAATCAATGACAACTAACACAATGGCGGGACCGTTTATCTCAAATACCTTATCCTCATATGGATCTACATCTGTCACTTCGACACCGCTTCTTTTTCTTAATTCTTCAACTAAAATATATGTAGGAACTTCCTTCAACATATCATTACTGCATACATCAATATCTTTCATAACTCCTCCTGTTGTTATTTACAATCTATTTTCATTAACCATTTTCCCGGCATCAGGAAAATAGACCATTTTGTTGATATCACCAAAATGGTTAGTACATAGAACCAACATTTTCTTTTTTTGAAACTGTTGAACTTGTCACTTTTTGGAACAAGTTACTACCTAATGGTAACTTCTACACTATCATCTATAGGCAGATTGAGATTGCTATTATTGAATACAGGTCTACCTATACATCTACATTGATAATCTTCTCCAGGGTGGCAGGCTCTTCCATCTGAGTTAAGTGGGGGATTATCCCAACTAAACTTCTTTCCATTTAAAGCCCTGTGGCTTTCTCTAACTCTCTCGTCACCACAGGTACACCATATGTATTCAGTGATTCCTGCATCTATTTGTTGGTGTCTTTGTATCTGTCCATTAAGCTTTGCAGTTTGGTCTCTAGCTATAAGCCTTGCATGTTTTAAGCTTACCTTATAGGCTCTCTGGATTTCTTTAAGCATCCTTGTTGTAGTCTTTCCACTCATATAGCCGTTATACACTATCTCTCTCATTTTAGCTAAAGATTCATTAGGAATTGCAGATATAAGGTCTATATTCTGCTTAGCCCAATCTTGCAATTGCTCATTATAAAAATCTCCAAGATAATAATCTTCCCTTATATCTATTCCTAATGTAGACCTTACAACTTTCTTCCATTCTTTAACTGTAAGCTTTCTGTTGAGATTTGCCAGATTTTCAAGCTTCTTTCTCAATCCATAACCACTAACCTTTTTTATAAGCTTTGATTCTATTCTTGCAAAAATTTCATTTATCTTAAGCATTAAATCTGTAAAGGAATCAGCTCTAATTCCATCTTTAATATCTGCATCCCTATTTTCCTTATAGCTATCTTTTAACTCTGGAATAGCCTTTTCAATCTCAACCTTAAGCAATCGCATATATTCATTAACAACCCTTATATACTCCCTTTCGGCAGATTGTGGAATTTGTGGGATGTACTTGCTCTTTAGGTTATCGTGTCCATAAAATTTCTTCCTAATCTTTTCTGTGTATAACCTCCTGCTTTTATCATCCATACTACTTTCTCCGTAAATAAAAATGACCATGCAATTTGCATAGCCACTAATATTAATAAATATTACTATTCAATTTCCTTGCCGGTTCTATACGCTTCTCTTGCCTCGTTTAAACTCATTTGATTCGCACAATATTTTTCATCTGGATGCATCTCTTGTATAATATCATCCTGCCATCCACATACATCACAATAATCAAATGAACCCTCACTTTCAAATTCAAATTTTCCACATACGGGGCATTTATGTTTCTTCATCATTAATCAATAATAATAAAATTACTTCTAGGGTACATATAATCTTCTCCTGTCTCATCAATTACTGAGTACATATCAAGACTTTCCTCTTCACCTACGATTTCATAAGTTTTACCATTTATAAGACCAAGCTCATCACTCTCTCCGATATATACACCTTTCATTTATTCATTCCCCTTTTGCTTAGATTTTTTAGCTTCACTATTATTTTCAGCATTCTTATTAATTTTTAATGCTCTTTTTATCTTCATATTTACTTGTCCAACACCCTGTGATTCAAACCAATGGATCTCTACAGTCTTAGCATTTCCTTCTTTATCCATTACTTCTGCCTGCCCCCT